ATCGTGAAATCGCACCGCATTGGAAACATCGAGTTCATTCATAAAGGAAACATCATTTTGTACAGTTAAATAATGAGCAAATCGTACCGCGTTGGAAACATCGAGTTCATTCATAAAAGAAACATCATTTGTTACGGTAAGTGTATCGGCAAACCGCACTGCATTGGAAACATCGAGTTCATTTTGAAACGAAACATCATTTTGTACAGTTAAATAATGAGCAAATCGCACAGAATTGGAAACGTCGAGTTCATTTTGAAACGAAACATCTCCGACAACGTCGAACCTTCCTGAAAACATTCCTTTTCCCGATACATCAAACTGATAACGGTCAACATCTGTACTGTACTCGCCACTGGCATTTGCTATAATTGGTTTATTAATACGTATATAATTAGATTCGATATTGGATTTTAATATAGATATTGAGACATCATTTGTAACGAAATATCCCGTTGCATTTCCTGTTTTTTGTGTACTTCCCATGACAAATTTGTTTGCAGATTCGTCCCAGCCCATGAATACATTTAGTCGGTCATTTCCGCGATTTATAATAAACCCAGCGTCATTTGGTGGTTCACCTGTAATAACAGAATCGTTGTTTGTTGTATTTGATAATTCTATGAGAGAGTCTTGGATAACCATATTTGTTGTACTACTGGTAGTTGTCTCACCGTACACAAACAAACTACCATTAATAAACGTGTCACCACTAATTGTAACATTTTTGTTGAACGATGCGTCTCCCATAACATCCAAACGACTCCTTAATAATGTATTATCACTCACATCTAATTCGCTATGAAACGAGACATCTTTAATAACATCCAATCGATCGTAAATATACGTATATCCACTGATTTCAGTATACCCCCCAATATCTACATCTTTCTCAATTAGTACTCTACCTTCAATTGTAACATTACCATTTACGTCTAGTAGATAAGGTGCTTGTTTTGGATGGAACATTTGTGGGAAATAACCATACACGATTGTACTCGACCCAAGGTTTTCTACGAATGCATTTGACTCTGTGACAGATATGTCGTGAATATTATCAGTACGGTTTGTTAAAAAATAAAATGTGTTTTTATTTGCTCGCATATCTGATTTCATAATATTTACTGAATTATCTAGTAACAAATCTGCATTCCCCATTGTTCCAATCATTTCTGTATCGACTTGGTTTATTGTCGCAAACGCATCATTCGTATAATATATCTTTCCGTGATTCCCAACAAATAATACATTACTATTATCTATAATCACCAAATCATTTAGCGTTTCTTGTATTGAAATATTTGTACTGGCTAAGTCAAAAGCTGCACTATCCTTATTTTTGTAATTATGTGAGTACATTATATTACAGTACGAACCATCGATTGGTGCTCCAACCGCTACTAGAAGATCACCCTTTACTTTAACACTATTATAATCTATAAATGAAAAACCCGTATTTCCTGAAAAATCAGTATTATTATTTTCAACTAAATATACTTTTGTTCTGTCCAGTAAAATAACTGTATTCGCTTCATTAATAGTGGTTACTTGAACCGAATCAGTTAAAATTATAGGTTGTATATCTACACCTATGATTGGGTTTTGACTAATTCCATCAGCAGAAATCTGAATTCTGGTTACATTTGTGTTATCATTACTATATATTAGTACTAGACTAGAGTCAACAGTGAAAACTTGGTTTATGTCTGGGTCTCCTGTAGTACCTATATTTACAAAAGATGTATCATTATATTTATAAATATCATTTTCAATACTAATAAACGCGGCGTATTTATCATAAACATCTACACTAGTCAGAATTATTTCATGAGTGGATAATTGGTTAACAGCTTTAGTTTGGTCTGTTAGAAGTATTTGATAATCTTCTATTTTCCATGTCTGCCCATTATCGTATGTTAATGCAACGTTGTACCGTAAATCACTCGAAATAATGGCAGAATTCTCATCGTTTTTAAAAATGTCAATACCTGTAATTCTACTCAGTGCAATACCAAATTGAGAAACTGGGTCTCTGGCAAATCCGATTGCACTTACTTCAAATGGCAAATTTGCCACTACATGAATTTCATTGTGGTCTATTTTCAAAGGTCCATTTATATCTACAACATAATCATCTACGGTTGGTCTGTACGTATTGAATCCAGTTGTTGTTCTCGTAATTGTTTTTTCATTTCCAGCAAAAGCCGTTTGTGATGGAATATATCGTTTAATATGAGGAAAATAATTATTACTACACATATCTACCCATCCCATTGTTCCCATTGCTTTTCCTGATGATAAATCGATACCACCACCAAACTGCCATCCAATATTTTCCGTATTGGTTACAGACATGAATACATTGGATGATGTATCACGAGACATCAAATGTAATGCATTTCCCGTTGTCCAAGAATGATTTTTGTAAACGTGTGGCAAATAGATGTTAGATGTATCTTGAGACACTTTGTATTTATCTTGTATAACTACAGTAGAATCCGTATATGTGGTATCCGCTGTCTCATTCGATGAAAAAATATGTAAGTTTGATCTGAAAAATATTTGACTGGATGTATCTAATTCTAATGTACCAAATTGATTGTACTGTATAACTGCACCAGATGATGCGTCAAATGATGTCAAATTATGGTCTTTATGGTAAAAATGTATTGCTGATGCACTGCTATCTATAGCCATTGCAATTCCTTGATTATTTACATTTTGAGACAACACGCTGCGTGTAGATTCTAGTGAAGAATATACTCTCAAAACATTTGCACTTGGATCGTTACTAGAAATGTCTAAAATTGCATTTGGAGAATCTGTATTAATACCAATATATTTGTCATTTCCTGTAACATAAACACCAGAAGTAATATCCTGAAAACGTAGTGTTCCACTAATTCTTACATCATTTAATTTTGAGTTTCTTGCGGATGTAATATCCAAATCAGTGATAAAACTACCTGAATCGAGAGCAATGTCACCTTTAAAAAGGTCTTGTAGTGTAAAATTTTCTGCTACAAGATTCTTTACCATGAGAGATTCGGTTTTATCGTACTTATTCTTTGCACCATACTTTTTCCAGGACATTGTGTAAATTCTATATATTCAATATGTATCTTTTAATTATGTAAAAATACATACAATATTTATTTATTTTTAAGGGTGCGATTTTTTTTACCACTATTTTTTTTACCACTATTTTTTTTTACAAACTTTTTAATTCTCTTTTCAGATTGTAGTAATTGAGCCACCATTTTCTGATAAAATCCTCTGAACTCTTGTGTTCGGGTTTTCATATCTTCAATTGTAAACCACTGAATCTCTATTTTTTCAAACAATTTTGTTTCATTCAATACGTCCTTATTCATTTTATCCCATAGAAATTTATGATTATTATTGTAATATATCGGTAATTTAGGGTCATATTGTAAATAAAACACGTGTGTATAATAGTCTGGAATTTTGATTTCTAATAATCCACCATTATTTTTTATTAGGTTTTTCAACTCAGTTGGATCCCCTAAAAATCCAGTTAGTTCTTCGGCACCTTCACGTATTGCAGTATCTTTTTGTGTCTCGCCCTTCTCTATTCCCCCTCCAAAATCTGAAAATCCTTTTGCACTATCTTCTTTATCGTTTTCTTTACCAAAAAGGAAATATAATTTATCTTCATGTAGTGATACTGGTAATACACTCGAACCTGTCATTGTTATACAGTACATCTACATATATATTTTACAGTGTATTGCATAATTTTACAGTGTATTGCATAAGAATAAAAAAGAACAATAGAGTAAGGGTTTTTCTTAATCTAATCTAATCTAAATAATTGTTCCTCCAAAATGTTCTATTTTTCTACTAGCAACACGCGTATGCAGTGTAGTCATATAAATCTATTTTTTTCACGGTGTCATCTACTTCGTTTGTCTCTTTTTCTTCCTCAGATTCGTATTCATATTCTACTGGGGGAATGCTATCATAAAACTTTTTAACTTTTTCGTTCACTCTGATTTTTGAGGGATTAAATCCTGAAAGATAAACACCTTCTAATGACTGTACCCGAGACAATCCTACATAACTTTGCCCACATTCGAAAATACTTCCCCCAATATCTATTTGAGCCATTGGTAAGGTAGATCCTTGACTCTTATGAATCGTAATTGCCCAAGCTAAACATAAGGGTATTTGTGCAACGCCGATTGCTGGATAATCCTGGGATTGCCAGTATTTCTGTTTTATTTCTTTTACGATACCATTTGAAAACTGTACAATTGGTACTGGAAAATGACCATTTATATTGAATCCTTTTATTGTGCCGATTGAACCGTTACAAATGCCTTCTTCCATACTAAAATTTACTAAACACATAACAGTAGAACCTTTTTTCAACTGTAGTGTTTCAATACATGGTGCATTCGCTTTCAACATTTTAAACTCTTCTATTTTCATTTTGCCAGTCATTTTCGAACATTTTAATAACTCATCTTTCGTCAATGGTTGGCCTGTCTCCATATAACTTGTACAATCTGCTTTTTCCAACAATTTGAATTCATAACATTGTTCTTGTATCTTTGCAAATGTAGTCTCATTGATATGGTCCGCTTGTTTTCTAGTAGGTACTAATCTTGTAAGAGAACATCCGTGATTTTCTTCTTGATTGTACTCTACTGTTAATCTAGATTTTAAAATTTGAATATGTTCTTTTGTGAGGTTTCCTGTACGAACACCACCTAACACCTGTTGGAATTCAGGATTCGTTTGTCGGAAAATGGTGGATAATATAATATGGTTGTCTAGAGTGAATATTGTATTCCATCGAGGAGATTCAAAACAGAAATTTCCTGATGAAGGTTCTGTTGCTTTTCCAATTGGAGGCAATTGGTAGAAATCTCCTGAAAATAATACCTGTAAACCACCAAATGGTTTATCACAATTTCTGGTAGATTTCCCGATATCGTCTAAGATATCAAACATTTTCTGAGACATCATACTGACTTCATCTATGTACAGTATATCTGTGGTTTCCCATGGCGCAAAATTTTTGTCATTTTTCAATACACGGTGAAGTATTTCAGATGCTGTACCATTATCTATTTTAATACCACTCCATGAATGAATGGTCCTTGCCCCTTTTCCTAGTAAAATAGCGGCACATCCCGTCATTGCACATATTTGCATATTTTTATTACGCCGAACTGCTGATTTTATAAATTCTTTTACAATTGTAGATTTGCCCGTACCTGCGGGCCCTGTAATAAATAGATTTTGTCCTTCTTCAAACTGTTGTAATGCACATTGCTGCTCGATCGATAATTCTATTTCTCCATTCATTTTAACTATCAGTCTGTCTTACAGTAAATAATAATAAGAGCTATGACCTCCTGTTATTATTAATATCAATTTTCTACTAATGAAAATGTTATTCATATTCCACTTCTAAACAAAACGATAGTGGCATATAATTCAAATCCATGACATAACCCCATTCGTTCACCAATTCTATTTTCATTCTTTGTAAATTCATTTTACCAAGATATGTACGAGTATCTGATACTAAATTGTAAGCTGCATTTGATATAATTGTACTGCCGAATGAACCAGTCATTAATGAATTCGAATTTACAGAAATTCGGGCCAAAATGCGTTTGTTCATTAGCGAGTCCGACATTGGAGATGTAAATGAACTTGGATTGCTATTCAAGAAATCATCTACAACTAAATATAAATATTTAAATGGACTTATGTCTACAATCCCTTCTGAGACGATACTTCCTTCAACAATCGTATATTCAGGTTCACGAAAACCGAGACACCATCCTAATTTTGATCGTAAATTATATCTATCAAATGTACCATCTTCATCTACATTCCATTTTATTGTTGGTTTGGGTGTACTAGTACTAGTAATTGTTGTTTTGAATGTTTTGTCATCGATATTGAAACTAATATCACCATTATAAACACGATTTAACTCAGCCTGTAATGCACTACAGTCTTTATAATAACTATCATCTATAAAACACAAAGAATTATCGATAATAACAAATGTATTTTTTGCGGATTTGGAAAAATTATAAAAACTATGTGGCAATTCAACTACCTTTGCTGTAATACTCTTCACATTAAATACTGTAATCGGTAACGTATACGTAAAACTAGCGAGTGAACGTTCTTTCGCGGTTTGATAGCCATCCTGGAAACGGGAATCAATATTAATATACTTCTTACGGTTTTGCTTGTACACATTCGTCATAATCATATGACTCCCCTGCTGTTTCAACGTGCCGTTCATAAACATATTTGTATCCTTTGTTGTCATTGTATTACTCATAATATATGTATGTACAGTAATAAGAATCTGTTGTTATATAATTACATTTTATATAAATAATTATTATAGAAAATTGATTTTCCAGATATTTTTACGATAATAATCAAAACTTAATATAACCATGAGTGAAACATATAACTGTACATTATGTTTGAGAGGCTTTACCGCGAAAAAAGCGTTAAGTCAACATATGTCGTGGTGTAAATGGGTAAAAGAATCTTTAAATGAAACTGGGAAAATATGTGATACCTTTGAAAAACGACTAACAGATACAGAACGAGACAAAATGCTGAGAACACTTGTACACGAAGTGACTACTTTAAAAAAAGAAATGATATCAGTTAAACAAGAAAACCAAAAACTCAAATGTCAACAACGCATATCAGTACTAAAATGGTTGAATTCTACTGTAATACCCGACCAAACGTGGGAACTATGGTTAAATAGCATCGAAATCGCTCCTGAATTACTCGAAAAAACATTAGAAACAACATTACTAGAAAGCATTTCGAATTGCTTAGAAACTAAAATTGATGAAACAAATGGTATCTTACCATTATATTCATTTAAACAACGCAAAAATATATTGTATGTGTACAGTACAAATAAGGACGAGACAAGTAGTTGGCGTATATGTGATAAAAAAGATTACATAAAAGGGGTTACCGTCATATCGTACAAACTACAACGTGCATATCTATCTTGGAGAAATCGAATTATAGAAATTATAATGTCAAATGAGACAAATCAGGAAAAAGACATGATTAATACCAGTAAAATCATGACCATTCCAAGTAAAATGTACCAAATTAATAAAGTATTTAATAGCATATGTGAAAGTATCAATAAAGATTTTGAAGAAACTGTACTATGTTTTGAGAATTCCGATGAGTCAAATATTGTAGAAAATTGATTTAATAAAATTACAAGAACCTTTTTTACATAATTTATTTATATTTCCGCTATTCTTATAATTCATTACAAATGTCAGCATCTAAACCTGTTCCCGATACTTTGGCAAAGGAAAATGTACATGAACGTGATCAATATATTATTTTCGACGAAGGACCACATATTTATACTGTAAATGGTTTATTAGGGTACACCTCTGTAACCACCTGGAATCATCGTCATTTCTCCGCATTTGATCCAGATAAGATTGCAACTAATATTGTAAATGGAAAACGGGTTCATAGTGATCCAAATTATAAGTATTACGGTATGACGAAAGATGAAATCGTTACAATGTGGAGGAAGAATGGCGATTCTGCGTCTACAAAAGGGACGCAATTACATTATGACATTGAGTGCTTTTATAATAACTGGGCAGTTGATAATGATAGTATTGAATATCAGTATTTTCAGAATTTCGTAAAAGATTATCCGAATTTGAAACCATATCGTACAGAATGGATGGTCTATTATGAAGAACTCAAAATGTCTGGATCAATCGATATGGTTTTTGAAAACGAAAAAGGAGAATTTCTTATTTACGATTGGAAACGGTGTAATGAAATACCGCATGAATGTCCTTATGGTAAATTCGCAGTAACGCCTTGCATTTCTCATTTACCTGATACCAAATTCTGGCATTATGCTTTACAGTTGAACATCTACAAAATGTTCTTGGAACACAAATATGATAAAAAAGTAGTTGGAATGTTCTTGATATGTTTACATCCCGATAACCCATACAAGAATTATGAGAGAATAGAAGTACCTATTATGGAAAAAGAAATCAAAGACCTGTATAACATACGAGTGAAAGAAGCTGAACTCGTTCAATTAAGATATGCCTAATAAAAAATATAAACAATTTAATACTGTACAATACAATTATTATTTTTTACAGTATAACATAATGGAATTCGGAAATTGGTTTTATGAATCGTGGGACGATATTTTTAAAATATTAACATTTATTGGAAGCGCGGTCTTGGTATTATCTCCTATTTATATTTTTGAAAAGTATTATTTGTCGGAAAATTTACCGAAGAAAATCGCATCAGAATCGGAATCGGATATTTATATTAAAAATGCGAAAAAGCAATTTTCAGAAATTTTCGAAGAACACTCTTTTCACGCAAAGTATAACTCTAATGTATCACCACTATTTTATAAGCCCGAAGAACTAGAAAAAGAACTTATTATTTCCAAAAATGAATTAGAAAACCGTTGGAACAATAATATTTTAATAGAAGATACTCCTGATGGTAACGTTGTAATGTATTATGACGTATATAAACAAACCTTCTCGTATACGTGTGATAAACAATTGTCTTTTAAAATGATTACTGCCGTAGCAATAAAATATATTTTGGAATTTCGTTGTATCGACTTTTTTGTTGATATGACTATACTACCACCAGACTATAAATCACCAATTACTATTGCTATGGAAGAATACGATAAAAGAGAACTTGAAAAGAAAAGGGAAAAAAGACGAAAAATGGGTATAGATTTTGAAGGCGCACCATTTATTAAAAAGAAATCGACAATAATCGAAGAGACATCAGATAAGAATAGTAGAACTACATCAGATGTTGTGTATAAAAATGCTTTCCAATATAAAGGTAGATTATCTACAATCGCATTCCTACAAAAACAAGTAGAAAAAGATCACGATAATGAATTTGGAACTCCTGTAGATTTATCTACAATTGACGAGACAAGTTCAGATAAGACCGTGAAATACAATTTGAATGCTGTACAAATCGAAAAAGAAGAAGAAGAAAAAGAAAAAGAAGAAGAAGAAGAAA